CAAGCACGTTCTCCGCGCCGTTGTACGCGAGAAACTGGCCGCCGTCGTTCGCGTAGGTGATCGGATTCGTACTGCTCAACTTGACCGGCTGGAGCGTGTAGTTCCACCGCTGATTCGCCGTCGCCACCGTGTTTGCGATGATCTTCGCCATGCGCCCGCCGTTGCCGCCTCCCTGCATGGGATGGAAGACGAGGCGGCTCTTGTCGTCGTAGAGCGGGAACACCATCAAGATGTCGTTGGTGTTGAATCCCGTGCCGATGAGCGGGTATCCCCATTGGTCGCCCTCGCGCTGCGAGGTACGCCCGCCAGCCACGGGAACAGCATTTCCGATGGCGCGGCTCTCGGGATAGGTATGCTCCGTAAAGCTCCACTCGTTGAACGTGCCGCTCTTGAGCGTCCCGACCTTGGCGAGGAACGGAGGCTGGTTGACGAGGCTACCTAGGCCGACGCGCGCGCTCGGCTGCTCGAGCGCTTCGATGCGGTCCATGATCTCGTTCAGCAGGCTGAACGTGAGGTTGCCCGTACGGCCGCTGGTGAAACGCGTGAACGCCATAGGTCAGTCGCTGAGGATGTAGTACTGAAGGTCGACCGCCGCCGTGTTCGCCAGCGCGTACGGCGCGTTCGTGCCGAGACGCAGGATGCACGACTCGCCTGCCTTGAGCTTGACGAACGGATAGAACGTCGAGGAGACAAACACGCCGACCTCGACGTAGTTGGCCGTTGAGGTGTTGCGGAAGAACGCCCAGCCGGCGGTTCCCGTGTCTCCGACCGCGACGGCTTCCGCGGGGGCGACCGCGGTCGTACCGATGTTCTGGATACCGCCGCATCCGCGCTTGCCGGTCATGGTGATCGACTGCGTTCCTGGCTCCTCCTTGTGGACGAGGAAGCCGTTCTCAACGAGAAGACGGAGGTTGATCGTGATTTCGTTCGCCATCAGAAGTTCTCGGAGATCAGGTTGAAGTTCGTCGTCGTCGGGTAGGGCTGGATCCAGCGGACGGAAACCGCGCGCGGATACGTCTGCGTCGGGTCGACCTCTGGCTGGCGCTGCGAGTTGAGCCGCGGCTGCTGGGCCATATGGTAGAACTGATCGTAAAGGAACCGATGCGTGAGGCTGAACGCCGTGAGCGTCACGCGTCGCGCGCTCGCGCCTTCATAGAGCAGCGTTCCCGTAGCCGCGCCGAAGAACGGAGAGGAGTTGCGCGTGCCGACCGCGCTGCGCGCTCGAGCCGTTGCGGCCTGTACGTCGGAGACAGCAATCGTTTCTTCGATGACGAGCCGATGCTGCTGCACGAGGACAGACATAGGCACGCCAGCCGCGTCGATCGGCGTTCCGGCACAGTCTGCCGTCGCGTTCGGCGCGCCTCCGAAGAGAGATAGGTTCGGCTGCGTCCTGTAGAAGTCCTTGAACTGCGCGCCGTATTCCATCGAGAGCTGGATGTATCCAGGCTCGGTCGGCAGGATCTCAGGCGGCGGCGTTCCGCCTCCTCCGCTCTGGTAGGTGAACTCCACCCGCCAGACGTTGTTGGAGTTGGCTATGACCTCGATCTCGTAGCTGACCGCGTAGACATCCGTTTCGCCTGGGAACAGGTCACCGATGTCGGGAAGGCCACCCGTACCGAATGCGATAGCAGACGGCTCCGAGATCGCCGTCGTGTCGTCGAAGACATGGAAGACGCGCGTTCCGCGGACGGATCCGCCACCCGTGCCGAGCCGCCGGCTCTCCTCTGATTCAAAGACGACGAGCGCCATTAGATCGGGCCTCCCTGCGTAGCGAGTTCATTCGCCTTGGATCGAATGAGCTGGACTTCGCGTAGCAGCTGGCTATCCACCTGCTTCTTCTCCGCGTCGGTGTACGCGGAGAATCGGAACGCGCCGAACGAGGTCTGCATCGTCCCCGTCTCCTGCGCGATCGCCATCCGCTGGTTCTCAAGTCCCTCGATCTGCTCCGCGGAGTCCTCGAGCGCCTTGCTGACATTCTTGGCCATCTCCTCTCCAACGGATTCCGCTAGCGAGTTCATCAGCTCGATCTCGTCGAGGATGTCGGCCTGCGCCTGCGCGGCGGCCTTGTCGTCGGCTTCCTTGCGCTTGGCGACCTCGTCGTCGAAGCGCTTCTGGTAGGCGGCTGCTTCCTTCTCCGACGCGGTTCGGCGCGTGCGCTCGATGGACGCGGCTTCTAGCTTGGCGAGTTCGCGGATCGCCGCTTCCTCTGCCTTGAACCGCTCGCGCGCTTCCTTCTGGTTCTGCCGGTCGCCAAGTTCGGCAAGCTCGCGCTCCTGCGCCGCGCGCATCGCGGCCAGGTCGCCTTCCAGCTTCTCCGCGGCGGCGCGCTTTTTCGCCTCTGCCTCGCGGTTGATCGCCTCGACGACGTTGCCTTCGGCGCGAAGCCTGTCGATCTCGTCACGCTCGCGCGCGGATGTCAGGTTCGCCTGCAGCTGCTCAGGACGGTCCAGCCGCTCGCCAAGGAACTTCAGCCGAAGCTTCTGCGCTCGCTGCTCGGCCTCCATGTCCAGCTCTGCAAGCGCCTTGCCAGCCTCGTCGCTGATGATGTCGCCAATCGACTTTCCGATCCCGTAGAAGATGCCGACGACGGGAATCCGCTCGAGCGCCTGGGTGATGCCCTCTGCCCATGTTCCGCCGTCCGCGACGGTGCGAAGCACGCCGTTGAGGGCGTTGGCGATCGACAGCGCGCCGGCCGCCTTGGTCAGCTTCATGCCCATGTCGTTCGCGGCCTGGTCGATGTATCTCCGCGCGTGACCTTCAAAGCCCTTGCCGAACTTGTCGCCGGCGGCATCGCCGTGCGCCTGCGACTTGGAGACGACATCAGCGAGCTGCCCATCGAGAGCAGCGTAGTTCGCAATCACCGAGATTTCGATTTCGCCGGCCTTCATCGCCTCGCGGCCTCCTCGACGTAGCGTCTATGCCACGGCCTCTCATCGACCGAGCCACCGTTCGCCGCTAGTGCGAGGTGGCGGTCGAACTCCGCGACCGTCATGTCGAGCGGGTTCCCGAGCCCTGGCGCGGATCGCGCAATGACATGAGCCTCTGCCAGCCAGTCGCGCGTCCATGCGCGCGCGGCCGGCGCGCTCAGTTTCCCGCGTTGTTCCCAGCGCGCGCCGCGACATCGACACCGAGGCATCGCGCCGCAAGCACGCCGACCTCGCCAGGCTCGAGCGCGCCGCCGATCGCCTCCGCGTCCTCCTTGCTCGATGCCATGCCGAGGACAAGCATCGCGCCCTCGAACGTGAACGCCGCGACCACGACCGCCGAAACGCGCTCGGCCTCGAGCGCGGCATCCGCGATCATCTCGGCAAGTTCCTTGCCGGTCAGACCCGCGGCCTTGCCAGCCTCGACGGCACGCGCGCGCGCCCGCTCGACGAGGATGTTGGAGAACTGAAGCCGCTGACGGACGGTCAAGGGCTTGAGCATCACCTGCCGCTCGTCGAGCGTCACAGGGAACGGGGCTGCTAGCTGCATTCGCGTATCCTCCGCATGAGTCTGTCGAAATGATCGTCCGCAGGAACCTCGACGGTAGCGTCGGAAGCCCTTCGGATCGTAGCGTCGAGAACGTCTTTCGCGGCGACTCCCGACAGGTGGATCGAGATACGCAGAACGTCTTCCTCTGGCATCGACCCAGGCGAAAAACGACGGCGCATCACACGCCCGTCCCGTAGGACCAGCGTCGACACCCAGTCGTCTCCATTCGGCGCGAATACGTCGAGCATCTCAGATCAACCAGGTCACCACGGGCGCGTTGCCGTCCGCGTTCTCGAAGTTGCAGGACAGCGTGGCCTCTCCGGCCTTGTCGCTGTTGAATGCGAAGTTGTTCATGACCACCTTCGACACAATCTTGGCCTCGTTGGTCGTCGACGCGGTCGAGCCGCCGAGCTTCAGCGTCAGCTCGACGACCTCGCTGGTGTTGTAGGTCCGCTGCTCGCTCTGGAAGAAGTTGGTGGTGACGGGCGTGGCGGTGTTGTCCAGGCCGAGGACCGCGTTGAGCGAGCCCGTGACATCGAGCATACCGAGGCGCTTGCGGCGGCCCGTGTCTCCGAACGCCGTCAGGTCGACCGAGTTGCGGGTGAGCGTCGCCGCGTACGACCGCACGCGGAAGATGGTCTGCGTGGTCGTGCCGGCCTTGAAGGTCGCGTCGCCGTCGTTTCCGATGAGGTAGTGGGTGACTGCCATTGCTTTCCTTTCACGCCGTGCGGAACGCGACGGCCCTGTAGTTGTCGGTCATCGTCCAAGCATCATCCTCGTATGAGGGCGTGCCTACCGCCGTGCGGATGAAGACGACGCGGTCGAAGCCAGTCGCCGCGAGCTGCGTGTCGAGCGCCGTCTTCAGCTGGCTGGACAGCGTGTGCATCGTCGTGCCGTCCGATGCCTTCTGGAAGAACTGGAACTCAAACTGCAGGTCGAACCGTTCGATACCGCCGAATAGTTGCGCCGTGTTTGCCGACGCAACGCGGTAGACGAGCAGCGGGAGCGCCACGTTCGCCGCCAGCTGGTCGAGCCCGATGCGGCCGCCGAGCGTCGTGTTGATCGTGGAAGCCGCCAGGCGGGTCGCCAGCGCGTCGAGGATGGCCTTCTGGCTCACTTGCCACCTCCTGCCGGCGACTGCGGCCCGAACCAACGTCGATACGCCACTCCGAAGATGCGGCCGACCTGCTTTCGGAATACGTCGACGGTCGGACGAAGGTACGGGCGCGCGCGCATCCGACGCGTTCCATACTCGAGCATCGGCGCGTACGTCACGCGGCTGCCGTAGTTCAGGATCGTCTTCGTGTCGGTCTGGTCGACGCGCGCGTAGCCATATTTCCATTGCCCGAGCTGGTCGGAGATGAACGACGCGCGCAGGCGGTTCGTGTTGACCGCCGGCGGGAAGCCTGCCGCGCTGGCACGGTGGAATCCCGCCGCGCGCAGGTTGCGAGCTCCGCGACCGCGTCCGCGCGACACGCGGTAGATGCGGCCCGTGCCTGGCTGCGAGAGCTTCGTGCGGACCAGACGGCCGAGAGCGAGGAACGAGACGTTCATGGCCTCTAGGTTCGCAGAGTCGAACGTGGCCTTGATCGCCTTCGGGTCGATGTTAACATTTGCTTTCGCCATCAGAGCGTCACCGTTGGCTCGACCTCGACGACATCGACGGCCGTCATGTTGAGATGGAGCGCCGCAAGGGTCCGTCCGATCTCGCCTGGATTGACCGCGCCCGTGACGCGCCATGCCGTCACGCTGCCCGATGTCCCGCTGTAGATTTCGTCCTCAATGCGGATATCCAGCGCGCCGTCGAAGTACGCGGTTCCCGTCGTGCGGCTCGATGCGCGGCCCTCAAAGACATCCTGCGTCTGTCCTGTCGGCTGCACGAATCCGCGCGCGGTGATCGCCGCGGACGAGAAGGTTCGTACGACCGTCCCGTCAGATGCCGTCGTGAGCGTCGGCCTGTAGACGTACAGGTCGATTCCGAAGCGCCCGACGAGGCTCGAGATGCTCAACGGAGCCTCCGATAGCCGTCGAGCAGCGCGCGCGCCTCTCCGTCGATTTCAGATGCCGCGCGCAGGCTGTACGAGTAGCCGCCGAGCGATTCGCTCTGCACCCCGAAATCGCGCTTGCGGCCGTGGTAGATGCGCTGCGCGATCATCATCACGGCCTGCTGAACGTCCAGCGGGACTTCCTCGTAGCCGGCCGTGTAGTCAATCAGCATCGACCGCGGCAGGTCGAGCCCGCGCCCGTGGATGATGCCGGCATCGAGGTCCGCGATGTAGT